AATGCCTGCGGCACGAGCTGATAACCACCAGTGATGGAGCCAGCTACAGAGCCGACGCCGAGGTCACGGAGTTCCGTGCCCGATAGGGGAGCCGCACTGCGCATAACGGTGGAGTCAACAACGCCGTATTTGACATAATTGGAGAACGCACGCTTTTCAGCGGCGGTACGCTTTTCCGGAGTGTCTGTAACTTCAGAACCGGGGATAGGACGAGGCGGGGTTACTGAGCTGTGCTGCTCGGCGTCAAACTTTGCGAGCCGCTCTTCACGAGTGATGTCGGCTTCGATGGTATCGACTTCAGCCAACATACGGTCGGCGGACTGGCGGTCTTCTGCGGTTACTTCTGCTTTACGAACTAGAGCCTGAGCCTGCGTGAGCAGTTGGTTTCTCTTGTCCTTCATTTCTTTGATAGTCATAGAATGTCCCTGTAGGATTTAATTTGTGCGGGACAGTCACACTGCTACGTGCAGAGACTTCTCAGCAGCAAGGTGGGCTCACCATTGAAGGTATTTCACGGGGAAAGGCTCAGGCTCTTGCGTACGGCTTCTTACGGTCTATAGAACACATGACAAGGGAAATTTGCGCCGAATCTATTTAGGTAGGTTGTGGCAGGCTAGGATGTCTCTGGGAGTTGGAATCTGAGTTAGGACCGTCCAACCCTGCTTGAGATAGTAGGACAGCGTATACGGGTAAACATAAATATATTGCGGTATTACTGTCAATTTGATACCCCGCCTTGCTAGAGTATCGCCAACAAACCTGTCTTCCGCCCAGTCGCCGTTGTGCGGGGTCTCAGCTATGATGGTTGCAGCTTTACGGGAAAGCCAGTAAATACCACCACTGGCATAGTCGTGGGGATACTTCCCATACTGGCAAGGCGGAATCCTCAGGATGTTGGACCCGCCGTTATTGGCGGGTATCCGAATTCCGGCATAGTCAAATGGTATAAGCTGAAAAAACGGGACACAAATATAAGTGTCGTCATCTATCTTGACCAGATGGTCATATCCGTTATCAACCGCATATTGGCAGAGAGCCTTGGTTTTTAGCGGTAATGATGCATAATCGTCGGGTACGCTGAGCCGTTCCCCGTCGAACACTTGCACGTCCCATCCGGCGGCTATGGCATCGGGTATCCATGTGTCTCGGATTGCCTTTACACGGTCAGCATATTTCTTGCAAAAGATTATGGCTAGAAGTGTTTTAGGCATAACCTAATTAGGCTGCTTATCCATCGCAGTTAGATTTGACAGCACACCAGCGGTGGTAATGAATGCATCCAAGATGTGACGGGGAATCCCCTCAATAGTAATATCTGTATCGCCTTCTTTCTCAACGATACGGACGGTCACTATCGAACCGTCTTTAGAGACTAAGACATCGCACTCGCTGCCGATCTGGTGGACAATCCGCACACGGCCTACTTATGAACCCCGTGCGCCCTTAATTCAATCTGAATGGCTAACCTGTTACGGTCAGAGTCCGATAACACACGGCTTCGCTCGTGGCAGCGGCAATTCTCATCCGTGCAGTTATCTGGGTCACAGTCTTCGCAATCGCCGGTTAGGCAGGATGCACACTCGCAGCGGCAATCCTTGTCCGCTCGTGTGTCTGGCTTTGGAACTTCTGGAACGCCGTCTGGGAACATCGACCGAACAGCCGAACTGGCGTCGGGGTAGGCAGGATATACCACGGGCGAACAGTCGAATAAATCAGCCTTCAAGATTGTGCGAAGCATTTCCCCGCTAGCGTCGTCATTCTCCCAAGCGTCTTTCTTGCAGGCAAAAGCAAACGAGCTTCCGTCTATATCTCCCCGCTTCATACTGGTGACAAGATCACGACCGACTTGCGTATCTGGGACATCGATTTCATACCGAAGCCCATGAGCATCTAGGTTAAGACGCATGGTGCCTGACTTGGTACGACCAAGAATCATATTGGCGTCATGGTTATACAAACCCCGAACATCACCAGAAACGGCTTCGTCAAAAGCATGAGGGTCGATCTGCTCTACCCACCCGCCCATGTCTTCCGACCGTGCTGGAGCGAATACCGCAGCGTAACCAGAAATCACAGGAGCCTTGCCTGTGTCTTCCCGAAGTTCTATTGTCGATTTACTAAAGCGTATTTCTCTTTTCATTACTGTGTTACCTCTGTTCCTAGATTGGTGATTGCTACGGCTGCCCCTGCGTCTCGAAAAATCTTGATGTGCAAGGCTCTAACCGCCTTATTAAGTTCAATGCCCGTGCTTTGTTCCGACTGTTCGGGTGTCCAATCGGCTGCCCGCTTCTCAATCCCCCGCAGATGTTCCCGCACGAGCTTGTCCGTGTCCGGCTTCCATGCGTCGGTTAGCTTGAATTGGGTTCTCGCTGCGTCGGTAAATAGACCAGAAAGACTATCTAAAAGGCTGCTAAAGACGGTCGTAATCCCGTCTAAATCCCTTTTGGTTCGGGCTGTGGTGCGTCCTACAGCGTCCCTGAACAGCGGAAGATAGGCAGGCATATATCGGGACAGCAACGACCGCTCGGCTTCCGTGGGTGCATCTGAGGAGGGTTCCTGTTCCTGTTGCGGCTGCTCTGCTGGCACTACGACTGGCGGGGGTGGTGGGTTCAACAGGTTTTTGGCGTTACCCATATTGACGGGGAACATATAAATATCGCCGATTTCGCCAATTGGGTTTTCTCCCAAGTCTGTCAGAACATCATTAGCCGAAAACCAGCCCCATTGACGCCCAGCAGCATAACCCTCCATGCTCGTCTTAAAGTCACCTCGGAGCCGTTCCGATACGTCAAACTGAACGAAATACTTCCCAGAGTTACGCCCGGTATCGGGCATCAACTTGCGAACGATCTCTTGCTCGAATCTGCAAAGATAAGGGCGCAGAGTGTCTGTAACGAAACTTAGGCTTTGCTGTTCATGATTGTTATTTGATAGCTTGGTGACATCCCCAACCATTGAAGGCGGTACACGGAACATGCCGCAAATATCTTCCCGTTGAAATTTACGGGTTGCTAAGAACTGGCTATCTTCTGGGCTGATACCAACCTGCTGGTAATGCCATTTGCCCGGAATCACTGCGATGTTGTTTTGGTTGACCCCGCCGTTGCTTGCTTGCCAAGACTCTTTAACACCTTGTGCCTGTTGCTCGTCCACTTCCCCGTCTGGCCAGAGCAAGCCACTAGGCTTCGCTCCGTTGCCGAAGAAACGTGCTCCAAACTTCTCGGCGGCTCTTGCCAGTCCGAGACCCTCACGGGCTTGGTGTATCGGGGATAATCCCTTTAGACCATCCCACCCAAACAGTGGTATATGCAGCACGGCATCGGAACCAAGTATCCGCTGATTGCCCGGTTGTTCCCCGTCGCTCGTTGTATACGCTAACTTACCGTCAGGAAGACGAACAGGAGTAGTCTGTAACGGGTGCAGCGGATATAAGGCGGTAATTTGCTTAGCGCCATTGCGTACGATCTGGGCATAGCAGTTACCAGTAAGAGCGAGACAGCCCGTCAACGTCTCAAAGAAAGTAAATGCCGTCATTTCCGGGTTGGGTTCAAACGCCAACAGGTTGTACAGGCTCTGGTCGGCTGCCTCTTGTCGTCCCTTGGGTAACTTCTCATACAGCTTGAGCGGAAGGCTGGCTATCGACTCACTGATAACACGGACGCAGGCATATACGGTCGTAATCTGTAACGCCGATACTTCGTTGATTAGCTCGCCGGAGGCGGACGGGTTGCCCTGATTGATCCATTGCCAAATGGCGGGGGATGCCAGAGAGATAGCGGGATTATCAAGAATAGAGCGGCTTTCGGTGTTGCGGAACTTAAAGAATGAACGAAGACCCATATTACCTACTTTTAGTTACAGTTGAAACGGCTTGAACCATTTGGCTTTCAGCGGGGCAGCAAGAGCACGAGCGAGGGCGTTAAGCGTAGCGTCTACACCATCAATCTTGTTTTCCGGCTTATCTTTATCGAGTACGAGGTTGTCATGTTTGTCGTACTTTGCGACTACATTACTTACGCACCACGTCATCACGGGATTAGCATCGTGATGCAATCGACCTGACATCACCAACGCCTCGAACTCCTTGGCTGGGTCGGATAGATGCTTCACTGCTTGCGGCACTTGAACGGTTGCTATCTTCGTCTCGGCATGAAACTGTTGGCGAAGATACTCGGCTCCCCACTCGTCAAAGTCCAATTCCAGTACCTTGTATTTTTTGGCGTCATCTTTCAAATCGTCTTGAATCGTCGCATAGTCAATTACGTTTCCGGGGGTGGCTATCAGGTGCCCATCATGCACCCACTTTTGGTAATGCTGGCAGCTCGGGTCATTGGTGCGGTCGCTCGGCAGATAGAATCGAGGAAAAATATAGTAGTGAGCCTGCCCGTCTATTTCCTTCCGAAAGAGTTTCACAGCAGCCGCCATGTCGATCTTGGCTGCCAAATCCAGACCTATCCAGCAAACACAATCTTTGAAAGCGTCGGGAATAAGGGCAGCATCACCACAGGCGCTCCACTTGGGAAGCGACATCCAGCTAGATGACGCATTGCACCAAACGTTAAAGTGTCGGGTCAGGATGCGGTTACGCTTGCCTGAATTCTGCAAGGCAATCTGTTGCTGCGACTTCAGGTAATCGAGGTCTACGGACACGCCCACGTTGGGGTTAGCTTTATAGATGGCTTTCTCGGTCGTCCAATCGTCGTCATCGTCGAGACCGTATATCAGCCCGAACAAGTTATCCCGCTCGAATACCCCAGCGAGCATCTTGTCAACGTCATCGTGCATCATCTTGCATGGGCTGGCTATGTTGTCACCGGCAGTGGTAATCACTAATGCGAGCGGCTGCTGACGGGAACCCATGCCGGTTTGCTGCGCATCGTATAACTCATCGCTCGTCCATTGGTGCATTTCGTCCGCCACAAATAGCGACGGGGCGCTACCCTCTTTGCCAACGCTGATAATGGGCAGCATACGAGAACCCGTTGATGGCACGATAAGGGATTGGGTCATTACTTCTATTCCGAATCTCCGCTGCAATGCCGTGAACTTTTCAACCATCTGCTTGGCTGGTCTGAAGACTTCGAACGACTGCTGTAGGTTGGTTGACCCGATGTAGACTTCCGCCCCGACTTCCCCGTCCGCTAACAAGAAATAAAGGCTGACACCGGCAGCCCAAAGGCTCTTACCGTCCTTGCGGGGTAGTTCAATGTAGGCGAATCGGAAACGACGGAAGCCAGTATCCCTATGCACCCAGCCGAACAGAACCATGGTGTAGGCAGCCTGCCAAGGCTCCAATATGAACTTCTTACCGGCCCACTTACCTTTAACGTGGGGCAACAGTTCAAGAAACTGACAGACTCGCTCAGCCTTTACGGAGTCAAACTGGTAAAGGTAATTGGGGTCTTTGGATTTCTCCAAATCGTTTCTGTGGCGCTGGTAACACTGCTTGACATACTTACACGCCAATATAGAACCAGATAACACTCCGTCAATGTATTGATTTGCTGTATCTAAATAACCCATTACTGTGTTCTATGGCTCTCGGTCGGGATGGTATCCAGAAAAGAGAACTCGTCCTCTTCCTTGGGTTGGTGCGGCGCATTGACTTTGCTACGGGCGGCAGGCGTCATGCCGAACTCAATTAAATACTTGCGTAGCTGGTCTAATGCAGTATTAGCAATCCCGACATAGGGATTCTGTACTGGATACCCTGACGGGGCCTTGACAACCATGCCATGCTTGGCAATACCTTGCTCTGCCGTAACCCAACGAGACCAGCATTGGCAATAGGCAGCGAATGCGGCACGATCTACCAACGTAAGCAGCCCACATGCTCGCAATTCGGCGGACATGCGTTTCCATTCGGCTCTGGCTTGTGCATCCAGATGGCGGGGACAAGTCGGCACCCCTGTCGGCTTCGGCTCGTTCAGGTTTAGCGGTCTATGTCCGGGGTTGCCAGCGAGTAACTTCGCTGCTGTGGGCTTGGGTCTACGTCCTGCCATTCTTTACCCTCTGAAGTTCCATGCCACACTCGTTATCGCCGTCTGAGATGACGACATCGGGCTTGCGGATTAGCTTATTCTTGCGGAATGATCGGTAATCAACGTAGTGATGGATGCGGTTAAACTTATGTACCATGGTTGTGTATTCTGGGTAGACATCCACCAACATTTGACTCTTTGGGCGAGTGCCCTCGATGCTGTAAAAAACTTTGTTATTACCACCCTTAACTCTTTGCGTTCCGATTTTTTTCTGTAGGAATGCGTTAAACTCAACCGTGCACCAACCAGCCGTCAGCATATCTAACGAAAGGATGGTGTCTTCGTTGTACCTGCCACGCCAACGAAACGGCACGTCATTGCGGATGAGATTACAAGAGTAAATACGGGTATTGAAAATCAGCGGCAAAGTCTTGTACTTGCGGGGCACGAACATGTCATAATTCGGGCCTGCCATCGCCACATTCTCATAACGCAGGCAGAACTGTTCCATCGCTCTAAAGAAAGCACCAGACAGCACATCGTGTCGTAAGTTTCCATTTGCTCGATAAAATGTATAGATGTTATCGTCCATCACCCAATGCCACGGATAGCCCATCTCGATTGACTTATCCCAAATGAAGTTACGAGCCGCACCCGGACCT